ACCGGCCACCGGCCCGGCTCACGGCACTCCTCACCCGGAGGGAGTAATCCCTCATTTGGCCGATCCCGATGGCTCGATCGAGCATGGCCACCACCACCAACACCTCCCACCTCTCGAGCACTAGGCCCAGGGAGCCGGTGGTGGCCGGTGTGAGGAACGGATCTCCGGGTGTCACCACCACCGATCCGGGTGAGAACAGAGCCGGAGGGTTCTCGAGGAGTAACACCTCGGGATCATCGGCCATCTCGGCCTTGAGGGCCTCGATGAGCCTCCCGGCGTTGGAGTTAGGCAAATCCCACTCCTCCCTCGAGCTCGGCCGACACCCAGGAGATGGCGGCCTCGAGGGCCCTCTCCACATCCGGGAGCTTGTCGGCCGGGAATGTGGCCGGATCGGCCGAGAGGCCCACCCGGATCACATCATCGGCGGTCACGATCGAATCCCAATCGATGGTGAGGTGTCGGAAGTGGAGCCCGAATAGGAGCTCGGTGATGGCGTAATCCGGCCTCACCACAGCCATTCCGAACTCCGAGAGCTCTCCCCATGATCCGAGAGGAGCCTCGGGCAGAACTAGGAATCGGGTGGCTTTGGCGATGGCGGCTTGGCCGAGCCGGGCCTCCTCGGCGGCGGTGGGAACACCATCACCGGGAGAGCTCGAGCTCGGCGCAAACCAACTAGTAAAGATCCCGGTGGTGATCTCCCACCGAGCTCGGAGAGCGTGATTGGCATCCGTCACCGTGGCCGAATAGAGGCCCTCCGAGATCTCGGTGAGCTCGGTGGCGGCCACCCACCCGGTGAACGGTGAGAGCTCCTCGAGCTCGAGGGCCTCGGTGCTCCCGGGATAGGGAGTAACGGTGACGGTGACGGATGCCATGAGTGGGGATTAGGAAACGGGATCGGTTCCGAACACCACCACACCGGCCGGGATTCGAGGCACGAACATTGTTCGGCCCAGGATGCCGAGATCTCGGCCCATGAGCTCCACATTTAGAGCCTCCACCCTCTCCGGCCCACCATCGGCGGCCTTGAGGCTTTCGGTGTTGGTGAGAACGGCTTGGGTGAGGCCCGGCACCCGGAACACATCGATTCCCCCAGGGAGGGAGATCGATTGGGCGTTGAGAGCGGCCGAGGAATCGGCGTTGCTCGGGCCCATCGTGGCGAAATGTCTCCGGCCATCGGCATCGATCATGGTGAGGATCGAGATCCATTGGGTGTTGGTGACACCGAGCAGAGTGGCCGGTGCTCCCGAGCCCTCCTCCACCTCGATTGCTTGGGTGGCAACATCCGTGATGAATCCCTCATAATCCGTCACATCGAGAGCGGTTCCGGTGTAGACGAATCCGAGGGCTCCGGCCTCGATCGTGGCCACCACTCCGGCCTCCGTGGCGATGGCGTATTGGCCGAGGAGATCATTCCACACCATCTCCACCACACCAACCTCGGCCATCCGGATCACCTCGAGGGCGATGTCCACGGCCCCATCGAACCACACGGCATCGAATCCGGAGGTGGTCACGATCATCTTTCGGGAATTGGCCGGGTCTTTCTGGCCGGTTCTCACACCAACCTCGGTGTGTTGCGTCACCACCGGGATCTTGGCGTGGCCACTCCTCGGCATCGGGAACGATCCGAGCCGGGAGAACAGCCTCCGGCGTGTATCCAACACATTCACCAATTGGCTCCCGATGAACTCCTCGAGCACCAATCCGGAGATGTCATCGGCCGGAACAGCCTCGGGATAATCCCCGGTGATGTCCTCGAGCTGCCGGAGCTCGAGCTCACCGGAGGCCACTCGGGTTTGGAACTCGGCCCACTCGGCCTCGAGCCGATCTCTCCTCTCGAGCCTCCCGGCAAGAGCATCGATTTGAGCTCGAAACCAATCGAACGGCCGAGGGCCGACATCCATTCTCCGGCGTGGAGCCGGAGCGTTCACGATCGACTCGAGGCGGCCGAGGGTGGATGAGATCTCCTCCATCCTCACCTCGAGCTCTCGGGTTTCCGAGGGAGGCTCGGAGGGCTCGATCTCGGGTGTGTTGATTTCTGGCATCGTTGGGTTCTCCTCTCTAACGGCCAGGATTCGAGCTCCCCGATAGGAGCCGAATGTAACTAGTGACACCTCCGGGAGAGCCCGGAGCTCTCGGTGGGTGCCATCCCGATCTTGGCGGCCGGGCATGAATCCGGGTGAGAGAGAGAGCACACCCTCCCGGGCGAGCTCGAGCATCTCATCACCCTCTCGGGTGTTGGCCACCCGAAATGTGGCGTAGGCCCCATCTTCCCTCTCCTCGAGGTGGGTGGCTCGGCCGATCGGACGGTGCCGATCGTGGAAAGCTAGGAGCCGAATATCGGAGGCTTGGATGTTGGCCAGGGCTCCGGCCACGAAACGCTCCGGGCGGCCTCGAACGGTGATCGTTTCCCCATAGGGAATGATCCGGCCCACGATCTCCCGGGCCTCGAGATCTCGGAGCTCGAGCTCGAGCTCCGGGCCCTCATCGATGATGTTGGTTTCATTCTCCGGCATTGGTGGCCTCCCTCGGTCGGATGGTCGATGGCTCAATTCCCGGGAGATGCTCGGTGGCTCTCACCTCATCGATGGTGAGGAATCCGGCGGCGAGCCCGGCTTGGTATGCGGCGTATCGGGTTTGGGTGTCGGCCCGGAGGAGCTCGGCGGCGTTGAATCGTGCGGTGATCCCCTCCGGGAGCATGAGCGAGAACACCTCCTCCACCGGCTCGAGGTAGGTGGGATTGAGAGTGGTGGTGAGGAAGATCCTCATTAGGCCCTCGGTGGTGGAGTAGGTGAGGGGATCCCCGGAGGGAACGAGGAGGAAATACCCAGGGAGACCGAACAGCCGGGCCACCTCTTGGATCGAGAAATTGCGTTGCTCGATGAATTGGGCATCGACGGGATTAATCGTGATCGGATCGAACTCCACTCCTCCGGAGAGAACAGCCGGGCGTTTCCTCCCGGCGTGGCTCTCCTCCCACATCTCTTGAACCTCCTCGGCCTCCGGCTTAGTGAGAGCTCTCGGCACCTTGAGAATCCCGGTGGGTGTGGCCTCATCCTCGAAGATCCTCCGGGCCATCCGGGCCTCGGATCTCATCCCGGAGAACATGAGCCGGGCGGCCTCGATCGGGCCGACACCCTTTAGGCGGCCGGGCCAATGGTTGATCGAGATGGGAAAGATCTCACGATTCACCTCCATCGGGCGATCCCTCCACGAATAGAGGGGATAGAGCTCGGCCCGATCCCAAGCCACACTCACCTCATCGGGATTGAGCACATAGGCCGAGGTGATGTTCCCGATCGAGTCTCGAGTCCGGGCCCATAGATAGGCGTTTCCTCGGAACAGGAGAGAGGTGAAGATCTTTCGGAGGGTGGTGTTATAAGTCTCGGCCGGGTTTGGGTGCTCGAGGATCGGAGGTGGGAACGGCTCGGCCACACCGTTCCGGCCGATGGCCTCGAGAGGGAGAGAGGCTCCGAGATCCGAGATGAGGGAAACGGATCGGTAAACGGCCGGGAGGGAGGTTTGCTCCGAGCTCCCTCCGAGGATCTCGGTTTGGGCCAGGGTGAAAGCCACTCCGAGATCCGAAACGGTGACGGTTTCGAGGGCCCTCTCCTCGAGCTCGGGTTCATCACTCCACCGGATGTCACGGCCAAACATCTTCACGGCCGGGAGGCTAACACCCGGGAATGACAGAAGTGTGATTACATCGGTGTCATTGGTAACGGCTCACCGGCATCCATCGAGGATCATCCTCGGGGATCACCACCTCGAGGAGCCACTCGAGAACGATCCGGAGCTCGGCGGCGGCCACATCCACGGCCTCCTCGAGCTCGGCCCGGGTGAGCTCGGAGGGAACTTCCCCACTCTCTCCGATTACCCTCCCGGGCCGAGATCCGTTCACCATATGGCCGGGAGCCTCGGTGTGAGAGCGAACTCTCGAGCCATCCCGAAAGCCATGATGGTTGAGAGGAGCGGTGTGGGATCAACAGCCATCCTCCTCCGGTGTGGCACCCAAAGATCTCCGATGTTCTTTCGGTAGGCTCCTCGGAGAGCGGCCTCGAGGTGCTCATTCCTCTCGATGAACACCGAGCCCTCCCGGAGAGCATCATGGAAATTAACGGTGTCGGCTCCGAGATCCCGAGGTTTCCGATCGACCATCGGCACACCTCGGGCCTCACATAGATTCGAGATCTCGGTGAGCAGAGCTCGAGAGGGCCCACCGAAATCTCCCACGATGGCCTCCACATTCCTCCTCTCCGTCATTTGGGCCAGGGTGGTAATGACCCATTTCGGAGATCCGAACCTCCACTCGAGGAGCCGGGTGACGACGGCTCCCTCGGTGGTGAGGTGGCCGGAGGTGATCGAGGCTCCGGAGGGATCATCATTCACATCGATTCCGAGCACCATCCGATCGGACGGCTCCACAGCACTCACCATCTGGCGGCCCCACCACTCCTCCGGGAACACGATGGCCAGAGATTGAACCGTGAGATTCCCATATGCCCTCACGAAATCGGACGGGGAGAGGATCTTCATATCGGCCCGGATGTGAGCTTTCCCCAGGGTGTGGCCGAGGGCGGGCATCCACTCTCCCCATTTCCTCTCATCGAACACAGCCTCCTCCGAGGGTGCCGAATACTCGAGATATGCGATCTCCGAGGAGGGATCATCCACACTCTCCCGGCCCATCTCCACTAGTTCATTCCACACCTCGGAATCGACGGTGCCCATCGTGGAGATGATGAGCATTTGGGAGTGTGGCCGGGCGGCCATAGCCGGGCGGATTCCTCCGAGAACGGCCCTCTCGAGTTTCCATCCCTCATCGATGAGCATCCAATCGATCGAGTCTCCGTGGCCTCCGGAATCGGTGGGAGCAATCACCTCATATTGGGAGCCATTGGGCCATGAGATCCTCTCGGCTCCCACACCGAGCCGGGATTTCACTCGAGGGCCCAGGGCCCGGGAGAGTTTCTCGAGGTGTCTCACGGCGTAGAGCCGGGTTTGAGCGGTGCCATACATCTCGGCTCCCTGGAGCCTCATGGCTTT